GCCCATGCACGTGGCTAATGTAAGATTGACGCGCCTTGTGCCACTCTCGTGCGTTGTAGAATCGTCTCGCTTGCTCTCTCATGTGTCACCTCTATGATTGCGATTTGCTTCGGCTCGCCAACCGTCTCGAGTCTAACCTTATACGCCTGAGATCAGCGCCAGAAAGGAGTCAGCCACCTTGAGGATTTGCCCCTCCTCAGGTGAGTAAATGGCTGGTTAAGGGAGGTCAGACGTGTCTATGTCAGGCTGTGCGAATTTTAAGTTTAAGGCTGTCAACGCCTCATCCGTGTCCGAGTAGACGTATTGGAAATACTCATCTATCTCGCTTGCCTGTGCCTCTGTCACGAGCCAGTTGCAGATGTAGTGAGTGTGACGGGTTGACTTGTATAGTTTGACTGTAAACGTCTCGCCCTCTGCGCCTATACTGTTGCAGAATGTGTTCGCTGTCGATAACTCTGCCTTGGGTATAACGATAACTTTACGCAAGTGCTATCCCCCACTTTCTCGCAAGGTAGCGATGGACTTGGCTTAGCTCGCTTGTGTTTAGTGCTCGGTTGTATACTATGATTTCTGCGATGTCGCCTGTTAAATAAGTTGATGAAACTCTGCCCAAGAAAATTGCTAATGAATCCGCGTTTTCTGTATTACCTGATGTCGCGAAAGTAGTTGACCCGTCAAGTGTCCCGTTGATAAATTGCTCTAAAGTTTGATTTTGATAATCTGCTTTTGCTGTCTGGATGACAACACTATTGGTGTTAGTCGCTTGAACTGAATTCATATTTATCGCGGTGTCTGCGTCTAATCTTGTCGCTTGCATATTGTATTTTGGAGCTGTTGACGTACGTATTAAAATTCTTACACTAGTTGACGAACTATTTCTTGATGCAAAAAAGGAAGGAGCATTTACTGCGGTTGCTGAATATTTGACCGCTACAAAAATTGTTGCTCCTGCTACATTTTTTAGCAAACTCAATGCTCCGCCGCTAAATCCTAAATGGTCATCCGTACCGTCAAACCTCACCACAGGTAACCCGTTCAGCCCACTCGTGATATAAGTCGGTCTTGCCGCTGTGGTGGACTGTGTCGCGTCATAGCCGTTGCCGCTTTGGTCGCTCCATATCCGCACCGCTGTGCCGTCGTCTATCGGCTCGGTGAAAGGTTCGCTGTTGTCCCATATGGCACCCGTGATTGTTCCTGCGTTGGCGTTGGTCGTGGAGTCTGCTACGGTTGTGCCGCTCCCTTTATCGAGTTTCCAGTAGCCTACTAAGCCCGATTCGTTGCCGATGAGTCGTTTTTGGTAGTTGTCGGCGATTTGTTGCTGGGTGCGTGCGGTGTTCCATATGCGGACGTCTGAGAGTTGACCGTTCAGATAACTTGTCGGAGATACTATTCTTACTACTCCTAGTAAAACTTTATTATTTGCTGTATTGCTAAAATTAACTGAATCTGTGCCTGTAACTTGTTCTACTCCATTAACATATAATTTTCGGTCTGTTGCTGAATTAAAAACACCTGCAACATGATACCAAACATTTGTTGTAAAAGTGTTAGTTGTTGTATTTCCTCGAACTGTTGTATTTCTAGCCTGTATGCCAAAACGAGAACCCGTAAAATAAATACCATAATAAATAGAGGAAGTTGTACTATCATTAATTGTGACTAAACTATGAGTTACTCCTGTTGTTTCTGGTCTTACCCAACACTCTAGGGTAAACGGGTAGGCTGTTATCTCGTTGTCTGCCTGTACATAATCATCTGTCCCGTCAAAGTCTAACGAGTAGCCCTGCACCCCGATACGGTCGGCAGGTAGCCATAGTTGCAGGTTGGGTAGGCTCCGAGGGTTAAACCTTTTCCGTAGTAGGAGTAGACTCATATCGCCCTCACGATGAGTGTGATTGTCCTCGCTCCGCCTTGGTTGACAGGTGTCCCTGATGTGCCACTACGTACTTTGAGGTAGCGGACGGAAACAAAGTCGGCAGGGTTGAGTAAGATGAATCTCGATGCCGCAGCTGTGATGGTCACCTCTGTCCCGAGAGAGTCAAACACGTTGTCCCATGTGGAGTTGTCGATGCTGGCTTGTAGAGTCAAGTTTGCCGCTGTCCATGATGCTGGCATGTCGATGCCGATAAGTGTGAAGCCTGATAAGTTGACGGCACCCGATAAAGATGCGCCGTTGTCGATGGTCACTGTTGTGGTTGTGGGTATCCCGCGTCCTGTTGGTGTGATAGTGTTATTTATTGGCATAAGTAGTCTCCTCTCATTTTGCACTCTGCTCCCCACCCCTGAGCCAATGTGAGTGCGTCACCCAAAAATGTCCATGAAAAAAGCCCATCTGTGATGGACTTAAAATTTTCGATACTAACATAATATCACGATTTATGAGGCCGAAAGTGCAATCATAGTGCAATCTTTTATCGCCAGCCAATTCTCTCTGCGATAGCCTCGATAATCTCCTCTCGCCAGTTGATCGCTTGTAGTCGGGTTGCTTATGCCCGATCTGCCTCCTTCTTGCTGGACTTTCCCCGCGTGGATGATATCTTGCCTGATGCGCTCGATTTCTTTTTTCGTATCGTGGTAAAAGTAAAGCTCTGCCTCGACGTGATGAAATGATGCCCTCGTGAGTTTCATTGACCACCCTCCATCATCTTATAAAGTGCGATGACCAAGATGATGCCCAATATGCCAAGGAGAGCGAGGAAAATTAAGCAAAAGTAGATGATAGCCGTCACAATGGTCATTTCGTCGCCTCCAGATACTCAATCCATCGAATCGCTACCGCCGCCACTTGAATCAGCTCCGTCCGTAGATTGACTTTGTTGCCATCGCTCTCGAGTAGCTCCTTGGCGACTTCACCGACCTCTTCCGTCAGCACCGCAAGCCTAAGATGCTCGGGAAACTCGTGCCTCTCCTCCTGAAACTCTCTCTCGTCAGCGATGCGCTCGAACACCCACATTCTGCTCTCGATTTCGTCGTCGATGTCAAAGTCTCCATCGTTGATTTCGTTGGTGATCTGGTCTAGGGTTTCAACGTCGAATCCGTAGTGTCTTAACTCGCTTAAAAATTTGAGTAGCTTGATTTTATTTAGCATCGTCTCACCCTCTCCCTCAAGAGTCTCGTTAGTCAGTTTGTATTTGAGTTTCACGGTTCACCTTCTTTGCGTCTGCCTCAAGGTACTGGTAAAACTTTCGGACAATCATGTTAAAATCTTCACGAGTGATGAGGTCATACATGTAAACTCTTACGATGCTGTCATAAATTTTCTCATACGTTTCTGCCTTGCTCCCAAGAGTGTAGCCTTGATCGTTAAGCTGTTCCTCAAGCGAGCCTGGCACCAATCCGAAATGCATTGATAACATACTCATCCTCCTTTGACCTGTTTATGACCTATTTTTGACCTGCTTCAACCGTCATGATGAGCCTCTGGAGATACCACTTATTTGCCCAACGCCTCCTTGACTTCTAGAACTCCTATTAAATGAGTCAAATACCATTCTGCCTTCTTCAAATCCTCGACGCCGTTTTTTTGGTTATATCGGCTAATGTACTTGATGATATTCCCCTGCAAATATCCTTCGTATTGTTCTGGCGTTAGCTTGGCCGCGATGTAGTCGATGGTTTGGATGCCGCCAACCTTGTAGTGGTCAGGGTTGATTTTGTCTATCCCCATTTGATTGTTTTCCTCCTGTGGTTGACTGTGATCAGCTTCGCCCGTCTCTTTAGCTCCTCTTGAGCCGCCAGCTTATACTTAAGCTCGCACCCCTTGTCATGGTAGGCGATGTCGTAAAGGTAGCCTAGCTTCGCCTCTTTCCAGTTCAGCTCTGTCACTCGCATGTCCCTCCTTTGCAATCGTTGCCATAGGCTTCGCTTTCCTCCACGTAGATGAGGTACCCATTCGCGTGGCACCCTTGGCACGGTTCCGCTGTGCCGTCGATGAGATGGTAGCCATGACCTTTGCAGTCGGGGCAGGTTACCTTTTTCACTCTACCGCCTCCTTAAAAATAATGATGACCATGGTGGTCAGGATACCGATGTTGACAATCAGGTTAATTATCGAAATGAAAAGCAATATCGTCATCATTTTCAACCCTCCTTGGGAGTTTGCCATCGGTGCGGAGCTTGTCCAATATGAGGCAGACTTGCATTTTGCTAAGCCCTGTCTCCCTCACAATCTGACTACGCGGTAACTCGTGGAGACTTTTGACCCTCTCACGCATCTCCTCTGGGATGTCTCGTATCAGATTGGTGATAGAGTTCTGAATTGACTTTTTCTGCGATGGCTTTCGTGTTCGTGTGACTTGTCTTAGGCTGTAGTCTGGAATAAGCACCTCATACTGTCCTCTGACGCCAGGCTTGGGATAGATGGCCTTTTTGCGTCGGAGTGAATGAATCGCCTCTTGGACGCGGTCGAGTCGGATTTCTGTCTGATTTCGAATGTCGATGTGGTTATGTATCCCTTGTTTGATGCACTCCAGCACCTGCGATTGGTTGATAGTGAGTTCCATTAGATTTTTTGCTTCCTCCCCCTCGTCCTTTGCGGTATGCCGTGAGCTTTGAGATGACGGTGCATTGTGTTCGGGGCGATGCCGATTTCTTGCTCGATTGCACTGTACGTTTTACCTGTGCTTAGCTGAGTCAAAATCAGCTCCTTGGTGACGTGTGGATACTTGTCCACCAAAGTGTAGATTTTTTTATATCGTTTCTTTTTCTTGCCTTTTCCTTTGCCTCTGCCTCTGCCTTGGATGCCGTGTAAGTTCAGGTGATATTTAAGTGAGCCTTTTGGGATTTTTAGACTTTTTTCGATGTCGCGATAGCTTTTATCACTATCCATCTCTGCCTGGACCATCTCTTTAGTGATGTGAGGGTATCTTTCGGCCACCGTCACGGGTTTTAATGTGTGTCTTTCCCATGTTCGCCGTCTGCCTTTGATGCCGTGCATTTTTAGGTGATGCCTCAAGCAGTTGCGTGGTATCCCTAAATGATTTTCGATTTCCGCATAAGTCTTTTCAGTCGCCAGCTCCCTCTCAATGATTTCCTTGGTAATGTGTTTGTACCTTTCGCTTATCGGGTTATCCCTTGCGTTAAATTTAGGAGTTTTCCTCGGGGCAAGCATCTCGCCGAGCTTTTGAAACTCTTTGCCGATAGGACAACTCTCGATGCAAAATTTCATCGTTCCTTTTCTCGTGTTGATCATCTCTGTCACTTCGCACCGTCTGCAATGCGTCTCCGTTAGCTTGGTGATCTCTTTGAGTATCGCTAGCCTATTCATTCACCATCACTATCCCGTCCCATTCTTCGCGGATTTGAGCTGCCTTCGTCTTTACTTCCTGCACCATTTTCTTTGAGATACGAGAGTGACATCCCATCGCCTCTGTCATGTGGTCTTGCCCGATCAGGTAGGCTTGGGTGTTCACTCTCTCGAGCCAGTCCCAGTATTGCGCTGTCGTCATGGATTTGACTTTCTGGAAGATGCGTCTTTTCTGGTCGTCGGTCATATGTCCACCATCTCTATCTCGATGTAGGGTTTCTTGTCGTTCCGTCCGCGCCCAATCGCGAGTTCCACCACATGCTCAAAGTCGTCGTCTGGAAGGATTCCCGCTTTGACGAGTCCATCTTGGATAAATTTGCATGAGGTTGCGTAGTTGTCCGAGTCTCTGCGTCGGTTGTTGGCAAAGTGGAATATGTATCTCATTTTGACTTTGTCGACTTTTTGGATAGACTGCCGCTTGACCTCAATCATGACAGCTGCTTCCCATTCTTTCTTTCGCTTGGCGATTTCAAAATGGTGCATGCGTCGGAACTCATTTTGCGTGGGTGGGATGCCCTCAATCCGTAGAATCTGCATGGGTCCTCCTGTACTCGATCGCCAGCTCCACCAATTGGTCATAGAGCTTGATTCCTTTTTCGTAGTCCTCTGGTTTGATCATGGGGTTCTCCAGATACTCCGCACCTTTGACGATTCGCTTCAGGACAGCCTCGTATTCACTGTAGTTTGTAATCTTCATACCTCTGGATATGCCCCCTAAAGAGATATTTGAACTTTCTTGTCCCCGTTTCCCTGCCCTTCGCGATTGTGGAGTTGACGATCGTCCCTTGAGTGCTTTTCTCCTCGCCCTCCCAGAGGAACTCCACCATATCCGCGTCCTGCTCGATTTCTCCCGAGTCCCTCAAGTGATGGAGTTGCGGTTCCTCCTTGGCTCCCTCTCTTGAGAGCTGGGCCAGCATGATAAAGGGACATTCAAGTTCTTGAGCGAGCCACTTGGATTTCTTCGAGACCTCGCCGACAGCCCTGGACCAGACTTGCCCTTTCTCTTGGCGGATGTCCATTTTGGTGAGATAATCCACGAATATCCCTGCAATCTCTCCCTTGGTGCGTCTAATCTGGCGTGCAGTAGATCTAATGTGTTCGATGGTGACTCCCCCGGAGTCCTCGACGATGATCGGCAGTTTGCTGACTTTTTCGTAAGTCTCTTTGAGTCTCAGTTTGTCGTTAAAGTCCAGAGTCTTTCGCCTGATCTTGGAGTAGTTGATGCCCGAAAGATTGGAGAGCATCCTTGCTTTAAGCTGGTTGAACGTCATCTCCTGTGACCAGATGAGGATGTTCCCCGCTTGCGCCATCCCCTGGGCCATCTGGAGAGCTTTGGCCGTCTTTCCGATGGATGGGCGCCCTGCTAGGATATAGAGCCATCCGCGTCCGATGCCCCCACTCCATTCGTCAAAGCTGGGTAGCCCTGTTTTGATAGTGGATGTGTGCGTGTCGAGAAACTCGAAGAACTCTCTCTCCGTCTCCGCGAATCCTTTGAGCTTGCCCGTTGTGTTTGGTCTTAAGCCCATGATGAGCTTGTCCACTTGGTCGTAAAACTCGTCCTGTTCGGTTGTCAAAGAGATTTCCTTGATTTTGTCGGAGATGTCGTGAGCCTTAATTATCCTTGTGTGTTGCTGGATGATCTGGGCATGGTGCTTGACGTTGGTCGAGTAGACTGAGCTTGCGAGTTGGGTGATGTAGTCTATGCCGATCTCGTCGAGCCTGCCGTATCGCATGGCAGCTGTGGCGAGGGTCACAATGTCAATCGGTTCGTTTCGTTCATGCTGGTATCTCATCACTTTCCAGAGTAGGCGATGCCGCTCCGTCGAAAAGTCCTCCGCATTTAGCTCCAGATCATCAAGCACGGAGTTGTCGAGGAGGACAGCCCCGATGACCGATTGCTCCGCTCGTAGAAAGTTTTCCTTTTCCTCAAGTCCAAAGAGGTTCCTCATCGACATTTTCAAACCTCCTCCCTAGCTCTTCCTTGTGGTCATACTTTGTGGCGGGTGCTTGGTTGAGGTAACTTTCGAACTTTGTCCCGAAGAGAGTCTCAGGTCGGAGATAGGTTGCCATGTTGGTGCCTTTCCACTCAGCCACCTTGATGTCGATGACCTTTTTGATGTCGTCGAGTGAGTGACCTTCGGAGATGCGAGCATTGAGTAGTCTCCGAGTTGATTTTGAGTTTGTTTTGTAGTTGGTTCCAGCCATTGAATTAAGGTGATTAATGCAACTCGACAATATATATATATTATCTAATTCTAATTCTTTATCTGTTGCGTTAGGTTGCGTTAGTCTAACGTTAGACCTAACGTTAGAATCTGTTAGGATTTCATTAGACTTTTCAGCTTTCTTTTTTTCATAAAATTTCTTGAATCTTTCCCTGTTCTGATTGCGAATTTTCTGCATCCCATCAACGTTTTGATGCTTTTCCCAGTTCGTAATTATGATGGTTTTCCCGTCATAGTGAATCATGCCAAACTGCTCAAAAACATCTAAAGCCATCCTCACAGTTGCCACATTTTTTTTGAATATAGTCGCTAACATTTGGTCTGTGTATGGCACGTTTTCTGCTAGAATGATCTCCCCATTTGCATTACAACGTCCACCTAACGTTAGAATTTTCAACCAGATGATGAGGAGTGATTCGCCATCTGGCATCGACTCGATCAGGGTGATTTTTTCGTCATTGAACATATCGGTTGTAATCTTGATCCACTTGATCGTCACTCATTCACCTTCTCCCGTGACTGTCACGTGACTGTCACGTGACATGGTTTTCCTTGTCCTTCAGATACTTTCGTCCAGCTTCCGTCCCATCAGCCCAGATGTGGCATTCTAAGCAAAGATGGAGCAAATCATCCACCGTCGTCTCCGCTAGCTTCCATCTTCGGGTGATGTGAGCCGCATGCACGGCTACTCGTGATCGGCACCGCTCACATATTCCGTCGGAGCGAACTTTCAGTTGGTTCCGCACCTTGGTGGAGATGGCTCCGCGTTGCTTGGCTGTTTTCTTCAATCGTTTGTGAGTGGGTTTCGGGTGCATCATATGTCCTGTTGCACCTTGAGTATCGACTGCAACGCCGATAGCTGACTCTGGAGCGCACCGAGACTCTCAAGTGCCGCTCGAAACTTGGCATCCGCCGCATCCCGCTGGAACATGATGTCCCCTATGTTTCCCCTCGCTACGTCTGCAATCATCGCCACAGGCATGCCATCCGCCCTAAGTATCAATATCTCTTGAGCGAGTCTAGTACGATAGACCCGCTCCGTTTCAGCTTTCTCCTTGCCGAGTTTATAAAGTGATTTTGAGGCTTGTCCCAATCGCTGAGAGACCTCGTAGATCTCTGCCGTGATGTCCGTGAGTTCCATCAGAAGGGTAGGTCTCCATCGTATGGAGTCCCCTCAGGTGGAGCGAGGTGGTCGGTGGGTTTCGGTGCGTCGAGAAACTCAACATTCTCCGCGACGATCTTGACCGCTGTCCGCTTTTGACCGTCTTTTTCCCACGACTCCTGACGCAATCTTCCCTCGATCAGGACTTTGCGACCTTTGCCCGAGTACTTTGACACGTTGTCCGCTTGCTTACCCCAGACATCAACGTCGAAGAAATATGTAACCTTTTTGTCCCCGTATCCCTCATCCACCGCGATGGTAGACTTGGCGAGGGATGTGTTCTGGACTGTCTTAACCTCGATGTCTTTCGTCCATCTGCCTGTGATCACGATCTTGTTCATTCTTTTCGCTCCTTTTTCATAAGTGCCTTGGTCAGCATCTCATCCATCTGCTCCAGAGTCTGACCCTCTGCCGTCATCTTTTTAGCCCACTCTTCGAATCCATCCAAGCTACCTTTGCCTAGCTGATACTTTGATTTGACAACCGCCATCGTCGTTTTCGGTTGGCTAGCTGCGTTCCCGTCGTCATCGTCTCCCAAGGAGAGGGAGAGTGCCGCCGCATAGCTGTAGCGTCTGCCGTAAGTGATGGCCGAGCCTGCTCCCTGTGGGTCAGTCTTGGCTGGTTTCAATGTTAATGGTTCACTCTCTATCCACTCTCCTGATACATGAGAGATGAGCGTCTTGATGGTGATTCTCTCCCCATCGCCACCAGGAAACTGGATGACAGCGAGACCATGCTTTGAAAGGATTGGTTTGGTGTGGTCAATCATGTGATCTAGTGTGGTGTACTTTGATTTGAAGTGCGGATTGACGGCATCGTTTGAGATGCTTTTTATTTCCGAGTGAAAGTTAACCAGTGCTTGAGTGATTTTTGCTATGCTCTCTGATCTCATCATCGTATCCTCAAACTTTCTGACTGACTCAGCGAGCAACCAGACACGGAATGTCCGCTTTTAAGTGCCTCCAAGATGAGCTTTTTGTCCACGCTGGTGACCGTCTTGATGTAGTCCGATGGAATGAGTGACTCATCCATTACCTCAACGCTTGGAGGGTTCTTCTGGAACGCAAGGGTAAAGAGCCTCCCCTTGACCTTGTCAATGCCTGCCGCTCTCATGTTGCTCTCGACGTATGCCTTGAGTCTGCCTACCTCTGCTTCGAGCGCTCTCCTGCGATCAGCCAGACGCTTCTCTTCCTCACGGATGATTTCCGCCTCGCCTTCGACGGTTTTCATGACCTTGGCGATGTTCTCCACCTTCAGCTCAATGGCTTCCTCAATCGCCTCAAGAGTGTCGCCTAGCTCCTCGCCAGCTTCGATCAGGTCTAAAACTTTTGCATAAGTTTCCGATAGCTCGTACAGCTTCATACTTTCGCTCCTTTGTGGTAGAATTGATTTGATAAATATTTACCTCGCCACCTGTTCCCGCAGGTGGTTTTTACATGCCATACAGAAAACCGAGACTAAGAATAATTGCGAACAGTCCACCAAGTGCCATTGACTTAAGAACATCTCGCATCGATTTCTGTCACCTCCTTCCATCGTCCAGATCTGACCATCTCCACATACTCGCTGAAGCTGATGCCGTGCTTCTGAGCTAGCCCCAACGTCACGAACACGTCGCCGAGCTTGTCCAACTTAGAATCAAATAACATGTCACACCTCCAAGTAGAAATTTTTCAAAAACTCACAATAGTCCGCGTGTTCCTGTCTGACTGACTCAGGCAAGTCTCCGTTGCATATGATGGCTAGTGCCTGCTCCATCTTCGTGAGCTTGTCCAACTCAGCTTCGATGTGACTTTTCACGCCGTAGACAAAATCTGCATCCGCACAGTTCATTTTCTCACCTCCTCAAAAGATGGATTCGTATAATTCGTCAACAAACTCTTTTAATTCTTTTTCGTCTTGGATGGAGTAAAATTGTTCAAAATATTCGTTATCCTTAAGCCAATTATCTATTTTGTCCATGCAGTTTTCGTAATGCCATTGTGTGACGCTGTAAGTCCCATTTGCTGTAACTTGGGCATATTTACCAACAACACTCCGATACGGAACTGTGCCACCTCTCCTGCTTGGTTGAGCCAGCCCGACTATTTTAAGTAATTTTCCAACACTGACTGAGCTAAGAGATACTGAAAAGAATCTCCCGAAGTCTCCTTGGTTTATAAACTCAAATCGCCCTTGCTTGACTCTTAAGCTGTTTGCGGCAACTTCAATGGTGTTTTGTTGTGTTTGCTTTAAGATCTCATAGTCTGTTTTAAGTGACTTAAATTCGTTTTGCATATTTTCAAGTTTATTGAAAAGATCGTAAGTTTGTTTTGCGAGTAGCTTGTTTTGGATAAATTGCATTTGCTCAGGAGTTAAATCGTCAATAGGGAAATTAATTAAATCGCTCATGTTCTATAACCTCCACACGGATTCTATTTTTCTTTGGTAAAAATTGTCTCATTTCGTTTGACCAAGCATCCACACTGTCTAAAATGTCTGTAAGATTCTTTTGAGCTACTTCGCTGTCCATTCTTTCTAATACTCGTGAGTACCTGATCGGAGCCAGCTCTGTTTTGAGAAAGTGGTCAATCTTGCCGACCAAGGACGATAAAGCTGTGGCCGATTCAATTTGACGGTGCAGATCGCTTTTCTCTTTATTCAAAAATTCAATCTGCTCTTTTAACTTTTTGTACTCGTTCGCTTCCCTTTCGTTGAGGTCTACTTTTTTTCTAAGTATCTCGGAGTCATTCTTGAGACGGTCAATTTCTGTTTGCAGTTGAGTGATCTTAAACTTATCCTCACGCAGCACGATTTTTTCTGGTCGTTCTTCCAAATTCTTTTCTGCCTTCTCTGCTCTTTCTTCTGCTTGCTTTAATGCTTGCTTGACTTCTCTCATCTCCCTGACTGTCATTTCATCAACAGTTTTGGTTTCTCCAGTACTTGGGATAGTGTGAGGTTGTTCCCTTTGCTCTTCTGGCATGGTGGACAAAATGTAAAGCATGTCTACACCCAAATCGTACGTCAACGTCCGATTTGAAAAGGTTTCATAAACTTTTATAAATCTGTTAGCATGCCTACTTGTAAAATTTAGAGACTCTTTGCACCATTTCTCCCACTGGCCATGAGCTAGATCGTTGTCTCTGACATATTTCAAGCGTCTACCAATTTCAAATATAGACTGACCTGCTACTTGCTTGTAACTATTTATCTCGGCCGAGATCACGTTAAGATCATTAGATATTTGTAAGTGAATCATTTCCTCACCTCCTTTTCGAACGCTTCGTTGATGGCGATGATGAGGCTGTTCAGTTCCTGCTCCGTCTTGAATTGAAAGTGAATCGCTGTGTTGCCGTCATACTCGTCGCTGAAACTGTTGAGATTGATGGTGAGGCTGTGAGCTGTGTTGATTTTTTCTTCGATGTTGAGGTTGCCTTCGAGCAGCATATCTTCAAGCTTCTCAATCTTTCTGATGATCTTGCGTTGCCCTTTCGTCACTTCTTCTCCTCCTTCTTCCTGTTAGCTTCAAGCCACAACTTCTTGGCGTTCGGCACATAATCAACTTTGACTAGCTGCCCATCCTTTTCGATGAAATTTCCCACAAGCACGAGCATGGCATCCTCTCCCTTTGTAAAACATATGAGCTAGTTTTCGTCATTAATTGTAGAAATTTTTTCTACTTCGGGAGCTAAAAAATACTCTTTCACCAACTTTTCAGGTCTGACACCAAACAAATCTGATAATGGCTTGATATACTCCGATCTCAACTGAGTCTTGCCGCTGGTAACCTTGGCAAACCACGATGGATGCTTGCCAAGAGCTAAACTAACACGAGTTGACGTTAAATTTTTCTTTTTCTGATACTTAACCAAAACGTCAGCGTTCATCAATTTTCACCTCGATTCATGTATAAAAATATTTCCATATGTCTATAATATAGATAATTTTTCTAGTTGTAAAGAACAATTTTCTACTTAATTCGTGATTATTGTAGAAATTATTTCATGTACTATCAGAAAACTATTCAAAGTTGTAAAATTGAGTCAGGTGATAATATGTCGATAGGTCAGAGATTGAAGCAGGCAAGGGGTCAAAAGGGGTACACTCAAAGGCAGATAGCAGACAAGCTAGGAGTCCACTCCACAACAATCTCCAAGCATGAACTTGATACCGCGGAGCCAGACAGCGAAACTTTGTTTCAGCTGGCGAAGATCTACGGAGTCTCTGTGGAGTGGATTATGTATGGTCACGAGGATAAGAATATAACTGAGACTATTTTGAGGGATATCGTCCAGCAGACTGGAGTTGATCTGACGATTCCGAGGAACAAGGAGATTCTGATCGACTTAATAAAGGTTGTCTTAAATTCTCAAAAACAATCTGAATAAGCTTTTCTTTCGTCAAATTGTGACTGCCTTGTAACTCCAAAATCATCTTTTCAATCTCCAATAGATTCACTTCCTTTACAAGTTGTACTCAAATTATACGAATGTGCGTTCTATTTTGCAATGTGCATTTACCGACAAAAACTGACAGGAGACGACATGAGAACAGCCCTATATGTACGAGTTTCGACAGAGGAGCAAGCCAAGCAAGGAAACTCACTAGAAGAGCAAGAGGAGAGAGGCAGAGCCTATTGTAAAGCGATGGGATGGCAGTCACCGCAGGTTTTCATTGATGATGGGTATTCTGCAAAGGACTTGAACAGGAAAAACTTACAGAGGCTTTTGGAGAGCGTGAAAGACTTTGACGTCATCATCACGACTAAATTGGACAGGCTATCGCGGAAACTTTCAGATATTTTGTCCATCGTGGAGTTTTTCGAGAAGCACTCTGTGGCTTATGCGTCTGTGTCTGAATCCTTCGACACGTCAACCGCCGCGGGAAAGCTCACTTTGCAGGTTCTGGGAGCAGTCGCGGAGTTTGAGCGGGAGCGGAACCGTGAAAGAGTGCAGGAAAACCTTCGCTCGCTTGCTCGGAAGAATCGCCTGATCGGGAAGGCTGCTTACGGGTATGAGGTCGTTGATGGGGAGTATCGCATCAACGTCGAGGAGTCGCTGATCGTGAGGAAAATCTTTGACTGGTTTCTCAATGAGTCTCTCGGTCCTCTCGCGATCTCTGCTAAACTTAATCAGCTTGGCATCCTGTCTAAAGGTGGAAAAGCGTGGACAGAGGGCAGAATCCGCGACTTGATGAAACTGGAAGCATTGACAGGGACTTTCATTTATAACAGAAAATATCGCAAGGGAAAGTCTCAAGTCAAAAGGCCATCAGAGGAGTGGATTGTCATCGAAGATCATCACCAGCCGATTATCTCAAAGGAAATGTTCGAGAAAGCCAACCAGATCCTCTACGCACGTAAAACAGGAGCAAGGAAGCATTTTGCATCCGACAACTACCTCTTGTCAGGTCTCGTCGTCTGCGTCCATTGTGGTGGGAAGATGGTGGGCAGAACTGTACGCAAGAACCTTAACCAGAATCGAAAGGTCTATCACAAGTACCTTTGCGAAGGCTACAACAAGCGAGGAAACTGCTTCCATCACTTTGTCCACAGAGAGGAAATCGAACCTCTTGTCTTGACCGAATGGAAACGAATCTCCGACGCGGACCCAAGTGAGATTGAATATTTTAAGGCCGAGCCTGTGGACATCGTCGAGAAAGACCTGCTCAAGAACAAACTGGAAAAGATTGAATCGCGATGGCAAAAGCAGATTGAAGCCTACGAGAATGAACTCATCACCGCAGATGATTTGAAAAAAGCTCGCACTCGACTAGAAAAAGAGCGGGAAGAGTTGATCCGCTCCATCGCCGCTCACGAGAATCGAGTTTTTGAGTCATACGTCGAAACTGACAATCGCTTGGAACTCAAGCGAGCATTGGCCCAACTGGTGAAACGAATCGAGGTCAAGGATGGGAAAGAAATCTCCATCATCTGGAAAGCTTAATGAGTACACTCACCGACGATTCGGGGAGGATAACCATCGCTGACTGTATTATACCGATTGGCCGATGCCTACCAGCAAGTCTAACATCAAAGGTGACAGTTGGACAAGGATATAACCTATCGCCGCATTTTGGAGCATCTGCATCCCCCGCTCGCGGTTGCCCACCATGATAAACAGACATCCCCCTGCGATCATGACGCCAGCGATCGGAAACGCCAACGCTTGGATAAGGTCGATCAGCGGGTCAAACGAGTGGATGATTTTGTCTTTGATGGCTCCCCCTATCACTGGCACCGCCTCTGGAGCCGCGAAAGCATGATGAGGGATAGATGTGACCAGTATGCCCAGAGGGAGTAGTCCCGCGATTCTGCCTAGCTTCGGGTCGAGCTTCACTTTCTCCATGATGATGGCCTCCACTTGAGTCAACGAGACTCTTTCGCCACCTTTGACGCCCATTGTCACATTCATAATATCTCCTCCTATTTAATTTCTTTCCATAAGTATATTTTCGATTCTAAGCCTTCTGACCAATTTTCAAGATGTTTTTTTCTGGTCTCCGTCAAGGTCACCCATATCAGGGTCGGAAAGTATCGGAGTCGCTCTTGTAGGAGATTAGAGGCCTTGAGCTTGCGATACTTTTCCAGCTTTTCCTTGTTTTTGGACAAACTTTGCAGATTGTCAATTTCGAGAAAATATCTACGCATATTGAGTAGGAAATAAGCATCTGGGATGACCTGCACCGTTCCTGGGATCGTGAATTTCATCTCATTTTTCCAGTCGCTTGCCTTAAAAAATAGATACGCATCGCTTCGCATCAGATAGTGATTCGCATCCGCTAGCTTAGCCCTCACTTTATCCGCCCCCACTCGCTCACGGCCAGCCTTGGTCAAATAGTAGATGCTCTCCCCATTGTCGCCGCGGAAGCTGTGGAGATACTCTGAGAGCGACGCCATGACCCTGCGTGCGTTCCTCTCGCCTCCTAATTGATGGAGCTTCTGGAGCTGACTCCGTGATAGATAGTCAAGTCTCTTCAATGATAAGAGAATGCTCTCGTCTCTCTCGTGGTTTCGCATGCTCCTCCTTCCGAGGCTTGATGACAATATAGGGACGTATCGCCTCATCTATATAGTTGTTTTCGACGTATGGCGTCTGCACGATGGTGACACGGTCAGTTCGGTAGATAGCTCTCCCTTTGATAAGTGGCAAGGACTCCGCTCCAGAGTCGTCTAGCACCACCCTAGAGGCCGTCTCCGTCGGGAGACGAAAGCACAGTCTGGCATCGGCATTCTGCTTGACCTGACGGGGCAGAGTGTCGGCCGTAGGGTATTGAGTGGCAAAGATGAGCCTGTAACCTAATGCGCCGCCGATACGTGCAATCTCTCCAAGGATTTGCTCGCATTCGATTTTCATTTTCTTTCTTTCCGCATTGGTTTCGCCTTGTGACGCGATTTCCGCGCCCTCGTCGATGATGATAAAGTGTCTGGAGCGGTCGTTAGACTCTTTCACATCCTCTTTTTTCATCTTGAGCAACTCTTTCTGCTTGCTCTTGAGAGCGTCAGAAATGCCCCGTAGAGCTGTCAGTGTTTCCGATACGTCAGATGCTACCGTTTCCACTTTGGAGACGCTGACAAACCGATTAAACGCGAGGCCGCCTTTTAAGTCGACAAGGGTAAAGGTGATGGGTTGACTGATGAGACTGGTGATAATGTTCTTCAGGAACACCGATTTTCCATATCGAGTCATCCCCGCGACTACCATGTGAGGTATCATTTCAAAGTCGTGATACACGAGACCCTCCCGAGAGACGCCGACGCACACTTTCCAGTCCTTGCCAGAGTGAAAATTGACTCGCTCGGGCATCGGGTCGTGGTAAACTTTGATTTTCAAGGTGCCGTCATACTCCATTATTATCTCTTTTTTGTGCTTCGTAGACGTCAGGAGCTTCCTGATCTGCGTCAGGATGTCAGATTTAAGGTCGAGGGACAGGAAATCGTCCAAAGTTAAGTCCAAGACTCCGCGCTTGTGATTGAGTCCATCCTCGATGTGGGATTTTTTCCTCTGGACATCGTCAAACGAGAGTCCCAACGGGATGCGGTAGACGTACTCGCTCCCCCACGCATGGCGACTTTTTCGCAGGAGATGAATGGTTTGCTTGCGTCCCTTCTCCGTGATCGTGAGTCCGCAGTTGTTTGCCACCCGCTGAATCTTGCCTGCGTCGGTGAGGGAGGCATTTTGCTCAACGAGAGTGTATGTGAGGAGTCCAGCCGCTCCTAATGAGCCGATGATTTCTATAAGCATGCGCCACCTCCATTAAATAGGTATCCTTTAGGATAGTTTTGCAAAGTCGGAAGGGAGAAAAATGGTCAAAAGTGTTGGTATAAGTGGGTTTTTCGTGTCCGATTGAAATTCCGCGTCGGAATATGAGTCGGATTAGAGCAGGTCAGCCATCGCGGAAGAGTCGTCGGAAGAGTGAGTGATGACTGGAGTGGAGGGAGTGCGTTCCTTGTAGGCGAAGAGAACCGAGCGAGCGAAGCCTGAGAAGTTGGTTGACTGACTCATGCACCATTCGTAAAGGTCTCTCTGGTGCGGATTGTCTAAATTGAACACGATGTGCATCCGTTTGAAGTTTTTCATAGGAGTTTCCGTCCTATTCGGTAGTAGCCGATGGCGTTGGCAAAAAGTGGGTTCACGAAGCACTCAGTCTGTGGGAAATATTGCTTCAATTCCTTTGCTAGCTCCTCCGCCCTGCCACCAGCGACAAGAACGGCATCCGTCTCTCGCCATTTTCTCCCCAGTTCCCCTGCGATACGTGCGGCCATTTGACGGAGGTCGCCTGAGATGGTGGTGCCAAAGCCAAAAGGGAGAGTGCCAGAGTCGCGATCCACGTATCTTTTGTCCTTGAGAGTGACATAATTCACGGTCCTGCTACCTGCGTCGATGACTCTGACGAGGCCGTCCCGTGGAGATGACCAGAACGCCGCGCCACCTTCTACCGCCACTTCAATCCGCGGCACGGAGATGGTTTTCTTGACTCCGTTGACGGTGATGTCCCACTTTCCATTGCCTCTCAGGAGTTGCTTGAGTGCGTTTTTCCTTTCCGTATCATGCAGGTAGACAGGAAGCCCTGTGATGATGTTGGCCTCTGTGGTCACGCGGTGGAGTGCGACCAGGGCGAGCAGGAGAGTGTCAGCGTGGGCTTTCTCCTCTGTCATCATGGAGCGCGCAAACTCACTTTCATTTTGTGCGAGCGTGCCGGCAAAGTATTTTTCCCCTTGGAACTCCACCTCGATGTCGTCCTTGTGTTCAGAGGAGAGTTTCCGCTTGCGCCACTCGCCCAGATATGAGGGAAACTGTTCCATTTTGTCGCCAGTGAACACTTTGACACTTGATCTGCCGATGTCTAAGCCTACGATCATGAGATCACCCCTAGTTGTGATGTACCCGAGCCTTTTTGGGCTTTGGGTGTGATGTAGGTAGTATATGAGGGGAAAAATTTAATATGACAAATAAACCCCGACGGATGCTTTCCATCGAGGCAAGGTTAATTATAATCACAAATTAAAAAATAATCAAAACAAAAAAAGCCGCCTCTAGGGGCGGTTTTTCATGCGGTACAATATCGTTACAAGTTGCTCCCTTGTGATGATCCCCTTGGGGTCTTTTCCGTCGATGAGACCCTCTTTTATCGCCCAGAGCCACGCATCCTTTGCCCAGTGTGAGAGATCACTAAGAGGGTTCAGCTCATTTTCCACTTTTGACATAAACTCAGTCCACCCTTTCCACGTTCCTTGGTCGTACATGAGCCTCGGGCATATTTTCTTTGACCAATCGAAATGTCTGCGAAGCCGATCAGTCCCCCATCTTCTTTCACGGAGCATCTTGGCGACGAGTTCCACAGCTCTTTCCAGAGTTTTCGCATAGTCCCCAGACTCACAGATCTCAATTCCAATGCTTCTCATATTGCCGTTTCCCCTGCCATCCCCTGCGTGCCATGCCACTTCGTTGAGTGGGAGACATTCTATCGTCTCCTTGTCATCGATGACGATGTGATAACTCGCTTGACGGGAGTTCTGCGCACTGACGAGCCAGTTCCGCTCCGCTCGTGCTGTGGAGCGAGGGTTGCCTGTGTTGTGAATGGTTATCGTTTCCGCTGTCATCGCTGTCCCTGGTCGTCGATTGTTCGCCGTCGTGCGTGGGATGTGGTCTACGATGTAGCTCATTTTTTCTCCTTGAGCATCGCAATGACATTTTTGATTTGTGGAGGCAATGGGAGACCGATTCGCCCGTAGTTTTCGGTGATGGATATTAACTCGTTGACGATGAAAAACATAATCACGCCACTTTGGATGAGATGAGTCCCTGCGTATTGGTCGAGTTGATGCGCTAAGACAACAATAAGCACCATCGCAAACTTTTTGATAAGTCCCCTGAGTCCCACTGAGCTTGAGAGTTTCCTCTCAATGACGGCAGCCATCACGCCAGAAACATAATCGATGACTAAAACAGTGAAAAATAGAGATAACATTGGCGTCCACTCCCCTATAAGACCGATAATGACGCCGACTGCTCCCCCGACGCTGTTAATTGCAATTTTCATTGTGACTCCTCCCAGTCCCATAGGCATGATTGTTCGTCCAGCACCCATCCATCCCCGTCGGGTCGCGGAGGGATGAAGGCATCTCTGTCAGGGTCGTAGGTGTACCCTATCCCTGCGTAGTTTTTGCGGTAGGGTGTGCCTCCTGAGATGTGGACTCCCGCGCGAGTGTTGTAAGATGTCCGTTTGCAGACTTGTCCGCGGAACTCGCCATAGTAAGCCTCCCAGTCGATGCCATCCTCGCCTTCGTCTTTGCCTGTGATGACACAGGTAACAATGTTATTTTCATCAAGATAAGCATAGTGTGCCATTTAACCACCTCAAACTGTTATCGTGTCATTTCCTTGGGTAAAAGTGTAAATTCTCCAACCGCCGCTTGTTGTGGTGGTGAACCTCCGCCTCCGCTACCTGTGTTGCCTGTCCCTGCCGCGCCAGCTGTGCCTGATAGTCCGCCATTGCCTCCGCCACCAGTGCCGCCTGAGCCGATGTCAAACGCAAGAGAACCTCTTCCGCCACCGCCGCCTCCTGCTCTTGCTGTGCTTGAGCCTGTGATGGATGACGAGACCCCTGCGCCGCCGTTTCCGCTTTTTCTCGCCGCTCCTGCGTCTCCGTTGACTCCAACTGCCGAAGCTCCACCGCCTCCGCCTGTGACTCCATTAGCTCCGCCGTTGCCTCCAGCGAAACCTTGATTTGTCGTTCCCGAAGCTCCCGCGGTGCCTGTAGAGGAACCTCCACCACCACCAGAGCCTCCAGTTTGAGCAGGTTGAGTGTTGAATGGACTTGAGCCACCGCCGCCACCTGTTGAGGTGACGGTGAAAACAGAGTCGCTTCCGTTGGTGCCGCGGTTGGTCGACGTTCCCCCAGGTCCTCCGCCGCCGACTGTGACGATGAAGCTTTGGGCAAACTTCCATTTGACTTTGGTCTCGGCAGACGCGCCGCCTCCAGAGTTTTCGCCTGTGACGGAAGAGCGATAACCCCCAGCTCCCCCGCCTCCTGATGCGTTGGAAGAGCCACCTGCTCCACCACCTCCGCCACCGCCAGCGATGACCAGATACTCGACTTCGATTTCGAGAGCTTCCTTGGGTTGGCGAGGTCGGAACAAGGGGCTAAAGCTGGCGTATTTTTTCTTTTTTTGCTTGTCGAGGATGTTTGGCTTTTGGATTAGCCCATCGTTAAAAGACATTAATAGTCCGCTCCCCAGACGGTGATCTGGAGACCAGCCGCGACGGTTGTGCCGATAGTGACATTAATCTTGTAACCCGCTGGTAGATAAGGGATTGGAGGGACAGTTTCAGTTGTGTTAATGTTAATGGTGATGTTGTTGTCTACTAATGCCGCGGTTTCTGTGTTCGTGGTAGCCGCGATCGTGGTATCGTGTACCAGAGAGTTGTTGGCCGCGGTTGCGTTCGTCGAGCCATTGTTGACGAAAAATCTTATGACAGTGGCAACGTTGGTTCCCAGTGCGCGAACCTTGATTTGGTCAATCCTTGACCCGTCAGCTCCTGCGGTAAATACAGTGACGACGGTGCCTGTGCCATCCTTTGCGGTATTGGCGGTTGTAACGGTTCCCCAAGACACCTTGGGAGTTAAGGGAAAAATAGGTTGCGTGTTCGCGGTCATAAAGCACCTCCATAGTTTCGATAAGCATAGACGACTGAGTAAGCATTAGCCGCCTCGATGCCATTTTCCATTTTGTTTAAGTTTGTTGCTGAGAGTGCCGTTCCTGCGTTGGTCACTGTCCCAGGGTCTGCGGCCAATGTGACACTCCCCGAGGTCTCGTTGGACTTGGTGAATCTCCCTGGAAACTGAACGAGCCTGTCCACCCATGTGGTTTTGATGTACGGCATTTTGTCCCTCCTATACTAGTGCGATGTCGCCGCGAGAATAGCCAGCGTTGACCTGTCCCGCATAAATAAAACTGTCGAACACGCTCCCACCCGCCAGAAAGAGACTCAAGACGTTGTTTTCGAGGCGGTTCGCTTGGGCAAAGTCGAATCCTAGGCCGAGTGACCATGTGACCGCTCCCCCGTAGCCTGACGGGGTGAATGAGTTGTTGCGGATGGTTTGCAGGTTGCTCTCGATACGATTGATGCTGGAGAGATACTCCAAGAATGTTTTTGTCCTACCCGTCTCTGATGTTATTGACGGGACGCTGTACGTGATGGCGATGATAAAGTTTCTCAATATGATGATGTTGTCCTCTAAACGATTAAAGTCTCCAAAGTTGATGCTGTCGGTTGACACCCAATTTGTCTTGACGTCTATGGTGTAGGTCGTACCTGATACGGTTTTGGAGTAAGTGACCACTATATCGCCCCCTTGGCTTCGGTGACGGAGGAAAGGAAACCTTCATACCTTATGTCGTTTTTGGTGATGTAGCCTTTTTTGTCGGTGGTGTAGGCGTTCTCGATGTCGATGACGTCCGCCAGCTCCTGAGCAGGGTTCCCGCGCCAGTTGATGCGATACTTGGCACGATTCCCCTTTTGAGCAAGTATCCAGTTGGCGACCGCAGTCCCGCGAGTGTTGTTGTTTATAAAAGTGTTGTTGTCGAGCTTCAAGACTTCGCCTACAGTCGCGGAGGAGGTCACAGTTGACACCACAGACGTTGAAAGGTCGCTCCAATAGGTCACGTCCACTTGTTTTACAATCGGGTCGAGGGTGATTTCAGGCTCCTGATACGTGTTGTCGAAGTCTATCCTGTCGTCTGCCGTCCCGAGTGACAGCTGCTTGAGTGTAATTGTGTTGTCACGCGAGACGAAAATGTTCGCACAACCCGCGATCGCTACCATCTGGAGAGCGTTTCGGCAAGTCGTTTTCTTGGCCATGCTGTTGGTTGTGATGCTTTGGAGTGCGGTGTCAATCGAGTAGTTGGTAATGCCGCAAGTTGTAAAGAGAGAGACTGCTAGGTTATATAGGCTTTGGCTGTTTGTGGTCAATCTCTCATAGTCAAAATTGGCCATCAAATCTAAATTGGTGCGAGCCGTAAACGATGCCGTCAGCGTCCCCTCGTCAGAGACCCATTCGAGCAAGAGAAACTCCCCCAAGGGTATCCACTCATAGAAACCCCCGCCGATGTCGAGGCCAAGCTGAGCGGTGATGGGTTGCCTCTCTTGTAAATAGGCGTAGAACCCCGTCGGGTTTAGAATATTGAACAGTTTGGCAGAGTTGTCGACGGTGAATTTGAACTCTGGAGACGGGAGCGTCCCTGTGATCAAGTCCATATCCTCGATCAAGCTCATGCGAATGAGAGAATCATCGGTGTAGACTTGGATGACACCGAAGTCTATCTCGAGTACCCTAGCCCGACGGTCAACTTTTGACCATTTTTGAATCTCCACCTCTACTTTGCGATATGCGTTGAGGTTTCCGATATAGGTGTAGAGTGCGTTGGTGTTGCCGGTGACGGTTACTGTGTTGATAATCACGTTGGATGAATTGTAAGTCCGAATTATAAAGTCCTCTGCGTACTCATTGTTGACCTCGTCAAACTCAATCGAGAGTCCCGCGGACGAGTGGTTGCCAGTGAACAGTATCGTGATTGTTGAATCAGGAAATGAAAAGGACCCGTCGAGTCTGAAACGGTCCGTCTCCCATGTCATTAAGTTATAAGTGATGTCCCGCACCCCGTTGGCGACTTGGTCTTTGCTCGAGATCGCCGCTTGAGTCGTGACGGTGATGCTTGAGATGTCTCCGATGGCGGTGGTGTCCACGATCGCGAATGTAACTTTACTAGCGACAGTCCGTGCTGTGGCGTAGACTGCGCTGTCATAGAGGGTGCTAGTCGGATACATTAAAACTCCACTAAATTAAATTTAACGTCTTTATAGCGAGCAACCCCGCCTTGATAGTCAATCATCCCCACTGACCTGTCTCCACAGTAAAAGGTCTTAGTGAGGTTGGAGTTGGTGACAGGGTCAGGGTAGGTGACCGAGAAAGAGACGGGAGCGACAGCATTTAAGACCGTTGAGAGATTGGCCGCAGAGAGAAACTTCCACGACAACTCTATTTTTCTCTTAGTGGTGACTCTCTCGATAATCATCGTTCCCGAGGCGTTCCGCTCCGCTTTTGAGATGTCCATGACTCCCACAGACCAGTCAGAGGGAGACGGCAGCTGTGTTGAGCCTATTGTGATGATTGCCATATTACTCCTCCTAACTGACTGTGATCATGTTCGCGCCGATACGTGTCGCCTCTTTGGCCTGATACGGGTTGGTCACGCGGGCAAAGCTGACTCCGTCGATGTTCAGCACGATATCCCCTGTGCGGTTCCCTTGCGTGTTCATCGCCGCTAAGACGGCAGAGGAGATCATCGTCATGAGGTCATCCACTGGTGCGATGGCTTCCTTTTGAGTGCGGTTGTCGCCCACCATCGCGAGCATGGGAGAGTTGGCTCCGACGATGCCGCCCTCTGCTAACGGTGGGATTTTGGGAATGTTGATGCCCATGGACTTGCCACCAAGACCAGGAACCCATGACGGTACGTCAATTTTTATTTTGTTTAAGCCCTCTATAAGTTTGTTGACCAAGTCAATGATGCTATTTAGTGGGCTTTTGACAAGCGCGAAAAGAGATTGAAACACGCCGCCAAAGATGTCTTTGACCCCATTCCAAGCCTTTTCCCAGTCTTGAGTGAAAACCCCTGTAATAAAGTTCATTAGCCCGATGTAGGCGGTTTTTAGTTCGCTGAGAACATCTTCGATAATTTCAAAAGCACTTTTGAAACTGGGAGCAAGGGTTTCGTAGACGTATTTTGCTAAAGGCTTGATGACGTTGTTAAAAAGTAGCGTGAGAATACTGAAAAGCCCTTTCCAGTAGTTGATGAACACATCAAAAACAAATTTTCCTAATGGGACAAGAGCGTTTTTCCAAAGGAACATGAACACCGCTGAAAGTGCCTCGATTGTTGGCTTGAGCATCTCCATAAGTGACTTGCCCAAAGGGACAAAGATTTCTTTCCACAGCACGCCGAGAAATTTTCCAAGAGGGACAAGGACGTTTTGCCAAAGAAAAGTTGCCACGGTAACGATGCCTTCCCAAGCTACCTTCAAAACTTCCCACAAAAACTTGCCCAAAGGGACTAGGACTTGCTTCCAAAGGAAAACAGCCGCATCCGCGATCGCACGAAGAATCCCATCCACGACCCCGCGGAAGGTTTCGTTCGTGGTGTAAAAATAAACGAAAGCCGCTACTGCCGCCGCTACTGCCGCCGCAATGAGAGCGAAAGGTAAATTTAATAGAGCGAGCGATGCTACAACAGTCAAGATGGCCGTCCTGATCGCCGCTAGACCTTTGACAAGAGTGGCAACAATCAATGCCCAGTTGGACATGATCAGGAAAGTCGCAATCCCTGCCGCGAGTCCAGCGAGTGCCGCAAGGATGATGTCTTTGTTTTGAGTGATAAAATCAGTCATAGACTTAAATGACCCTTTGACTTTGTCGGCCATCTCCTGCATCTTCTGAGAGACTTCCGCAGTCTTGTCGCCTAGCCCCGCGAAGATGCCGCCTGTGGCCATTTCTGGAGCCGCTGAAGCCCCTGCACCTGCCCCTGCACCCGCGGAAGGTTGAGCGAGACTATTGATCTCATCAAACCCTGCCACCGACCCCTTGGCTTTCTTCCCAGCTTCCTCGTAGGCGTCCCCGAGGCCAGCAACCGACTTTTCAGTGTTGTCAACGCCTTTCTTCGTCTCCTTCGGCACCCCGAAAAGAGCTTGCGAAAAGGCCGCGATTGCACTCATCACATTGGCAAAGGCTTGAGCCATGCGCGTGAGCGCGGGAAGGATGGCGTTGTAGATGGGCAGGAACGCCTGACCGAGTGATAATTGGATATTTTTCAGCTGAGCGATAAACTGAGACTGACGTGAGGCGGTGTTGTCCGCGATTTCGTCGCCGTATTTTTTCGTCGCCTGCTCTAAAATGGCGAAAAGTCGGATTTGTGACTGTGTCTGGAAGTCTAGTTGTTGCCATGATCTGCTTCCAGCAAACTTTTTGAACGCGTCGGTACTCTCAATCATGGCAATATTAACATTTATTCCCAAATCTTCCACACTTTCGGTATTTCCGAGCAATCCTGAGCGGATTCTGTCCATGGTATCTTCCATGCTTCGACCCGTTGCCGAGGCCACGACCGCGGAAGCCTTGAGAAGTGCCTGAGTCTGCGTCGCGATCTCGTTGGTGTCGGACATAAACGAGCTTAAAAGGTTGGAGTAGACTGAAGCGAATTTTGTCGCCTCTGCCCTGCCCATGCCCATCGATGCGGAAGTCTGGTCAATCCAACTCTGAAACGCCGCGCCAGTCTCTCCCATCGTCCGTTGAATCTGCATCATCGACGCCTCAAAGCCAATGGCAGTTTTGACTGCGTCTTTGACGATGGTTCCGAGTCCGATCGTGGCGATCGCCGCTCCAATGGCCGTCATCGCTTTGGTGGCGGTGGCCTTGAATCCGTCTAAGTCTTTGTTAACTTTTTTCAGTGACTTGGTAAGGCTTGAAAAGTCCGCACCACCACGGACGAGAAGGTTTTTAGTGACCATGTTTCACCCCCTAATATACGTCCCCGCCCATTTGGGCATTGAGGGCTTTGATTTTCTGTAGCATCTCCTCTGGAGATTGTTCCTTGGGTTTTTGGAGTAGCATCGTCTGGAGCTTGGGCATCTTTTTGACTCTGTGAAAATAGGCCGTCAAATATGACTGCGTCACCAAGTCGTCATGATGCTTTTTCTCTCGTTCGACGTATGCCTCAACTAGACAAGAAAACTCAAACGGTGTAATGCTCCAAAACTCTAATATTGATAAGCCAATTTGGGCAGCAGTCCGAAGCGCTATTTCGATTCCGAACTCGCTACCCTCTGTGCGTTTTTTTCCTTTTTGCCGAATGCCGCCTCAAATGCCTTGCCCATGGTTTCTAGTGCCGTCTGGATGTCAGAATGTTTGCTCCTCCATGGTGAGATTCTCCATGTCGATTTTGGCGAGGTTCTTGCCTAAAATTTTCTCAAACTGCGAGATGGCTTTCATCCCGTAGCGTAGATTTCTAATTTTGTCCAATTCGATTGGTGTGTACATAGTCCCTCCCTAAAAATAAAAGCCAGAGTTGCCTCTGGCTCCGTGTTAACTCGTCTTCACTACAATGATTTCCGTAGTTTTTGACGTCTTGCCTGCCTCAAACGCGACAATGGTCAACTTTTTGCCCACGTTCAGCGTCAAGCTGATTGCGTTCGATGCGACCGCTGTCGTGAGATTCTGCGAAAACACCCCGTCCACATAAAGTTGAATCGTGTGCGATGCCGCTGTTGCGGTGACCGTGACCGATGTCGCCGAGACGCCCCCGTAGGTGTAGTAGAACACGGATGCTGAGAACGTTGGCGACAATGACCCACCTGCACCTGTGAGGGAGAGAGCCGAGAGACCAGCGGAAGCCGTGAGGCCAAGGGATGGTTTCCCAGTGACTTTGATCGTCGCCTCGAACGTTGCCGCTTCTTCCATTTCTGCGTTTGTCGTGGCTTGCGTCACGATGCCGCTAAACGTCCACTCCGCTCCCAAAGTCGAAGGGAAGAGGATAGAAAAGGCCGTAACCGCTCCAGAGTTGAATAGAGTGAAAATTTGATTTTGGCCATTGGTGTCGCTTGGCTCGAAGAATCCTGAAACGGAAACTTCGCCGCCGTCTCGCATGCCTTGAATAAACTCGCGGTACGTGTCAGCAGACTCCAAAGTCGTGACGTCGATCGTGTCGGCTGTCAGGTCAATGCCCGAGACTGACGTGAGACCTGCGATGTGATTGGCACCGATTTTTAGACGCGTGCCGAATGCGTGCTTCGCCATTTTTGTACCTCCTAAAAGTAAAATTCGTATTGGATGACGCACCGATAAAGTTTCGGTTCGTCGTCGTAAAGCTCCACGGGTTCCTGATAAGTCACGTTCTGGATGTAGGGTCCACCTGTGCCGATGACGCGGCTTTGAAACGTCAGAATCTTCGCCATCACGAGCTTGGTGAGGGATTTCATCGTTGTGTAACTCGTCTGCACCACGTGGATTTCGCACGAGACTCTCTTTGATGCGTCATAGCCCTCCAGGGACTTTTCCTGCAGACCCTCCGTTGAGACGTAAGCCACATAGGGAGCCGCGAGGAGAGATTGATTTTGACTCCGTGCGAGTAAGGGAAAAACTTTAGAGGCGAGTCCAGATACTGAACTCACCTCTGATCGAAGTGCTTCTTCAAATGTCATGGACTCACCTCAGTGCCTTATCAATGGATTTCAACATCGAGTCAATAATCGTTTTCTCGATTTTCGATTGATTCTGTTGCAAAGAATCCCGCATAAAATAAGCCCCTGGCATGTAGTCGCCATCGCGTGTGATGTAGCCGTATTCCTGTGCCGCGGGGTAGTAGCTCCGTTTGCCGTCTTTGGAGATTTTTACAAAGATGTCGTTCATGCTGGAGTCCATCGTGACCTGAAAGACCGCTTTGCCTCGTCGGCTTCTCTCTTTTTTGAGGATGATGCCTTTCTTCAGATCTCCTGTGTCCTCTGGGGCTTTCGTTTTCGCTGAGCGATAGGCGATGGTCATCCCTTTTCGTGCGGCAGGAGTCACACCAGGAGCCTTGCCCAGCTCTTTGATGGCTCTTTGAAGCTAGTTTCGTCAGCGTAGTCAATGGAGCGGACCACAAACATGACCTCAGGACGAATCCCTTGGGCATGAGCTTGGTAAAACTCACTTTGGCGAATGGATTTTTTGTTCGCGAACACAGTTCTCTTAGCAGGAGTGCCATCCACGTATTCCCCGAACGAGTTCTGTGTCTGGACAGTGGTGATCAGGTCTACAACGTCTCGCCACAGCATCAGCTCACCACCATCGCCACGTTGACGGTTGCATCCACAGACACATCAACCTCACCGTTGACCGTGGTGTAGTTTTCTTTGGTGACGACATACTTCTGATTCTGATTAGGTTGCACCCCGAGGAACACCGCTTGACCACTAGCGTTGGTGATTTTCTTTTGCCCCTGAAACTCCACTGTCGCATCCGCGAGCGCGCCCGATGACGTCACTGAAAAGGTGATGGTGTACCCGTTGTATTTTCTGACTAGAGCGAGAGCCGACTTCTGTGAGGCGTAGGATGCCATCAGTTTCTCGGAGTCAGGGTTGTCCCAGCCAAATTGAGCTTTGACGTACGTAATAATGGCGTTCCTCACAAGTGGGTCAGTGTCCACGACCTTTTCGGGTACGATGGAAAATATTTTCAAGTCCTCTTGGGCAGCTGAGATGAGATCGTTAATCTCCGTGTCAAAGGCCGAGGAGGAGATTCTTAAGACTTTTTTGACATCGTCGATAAAAGCCATCTAAACCACCAGGTAGACGTCTACCTTCGACCCATTTAAAGCTGTGTTAAGGTCAAACGTGTTGCTCTCGAGTACGGTTGCCGATGTTGCCACTGTTGGCAGAGTCCCCTCGCGAGCGTTGTTGTGATAAGCCAACAAAACACTGTTGTGAGCGAGTTTATAAGGGATTCCAAGGACTTCGCCGAAGCCTATCGCTGTCGTCGCTCCTGTGCCGTCATGGGCTGGGATAGTCACTTTAGTCACGGTGCGGAATGCTTTGGTTCCTGCGACAGTCCCCGCGGTGTCCACAGTGAACGCTGGCAGCTTTGATGTCAGCAGCTGTGCCGCCTGCTGTGGCGGTGATGTTGCGAGCGTAGGCAGGGTTTGTGATGCCTGTGGTGATGACTTGCGTCAAAGCTGTCGATGTGACGGCCGCAAGGACTGCCGTGGTGTTGGCGACAACTGCCGCCGCCGCAGGGACTTCGATGTGAGCGATGTAGCCGCGATCAACGTCAGAGAGACCGTCAGTTTTGAGATTTGTATTTTTCGGATTGATGCCGATTCTGACCATATGCCACCTCCATAAAAATAGGGAGCCGAAGCTCCCCTGAATTAAGCTCGTTTTACTCTTAAGAAGCCGTTTTTCGCCGTCACGTTGCCGCCTGCGAAGATGGACCCGCGGTGAGCGATGTTGCCATTTTTGAATTGATAGTCCATGGAGCGCTCGACTGTGATAGGCGAGAAAACTGTCATGGTGTAGTTGGAAAGCGAACCGTAAGCCATGAGATATTGACCAGTTGTTGCGGTCGCAGTCGCCTTGCACTCACTGTTGATGATGTAAGGTACCCCGTCGATCGTGCCAGTGTTTCCGTTGTTGGTGACGTTGTAGATTTTCTCGCCGTCGTTTGTGCGGAGAGTCGCAAACTTTTTGAGATCGAGCTTGTTGAGGATAAGCACCGCAGTCCCCTCGACATCCTCAGTGCCACCGTAGGAGTAGATGATCTCATCAAGAGTCGTCTCGTCGATGTCAGTGACGGAGATGTCAGTTGCCGCGTCGATTGCTGTGGCGTTGGCCGAGAAAATCCCTGTGAATGTGTTAGTTGTTCCCGCGCCGATCAAGATCTGGCGAGTGATTCTCTTTCTAAGGGCGATTGTGATGCCATTTACGACTTCCGCGTCGTAGTTGGCTAGAGGTAACTTGATGACTTCCTCAGTGTCCTCTGCGTAGGCGGTGATTTTGGCTTTATTAATCGTCGCATAATTGAACGTAGGCTCAGCAGTCGTGTAGTTGGCTTCCTCAGCTGTGTAGCCGCCTTCGCCATAGCCTGTGATGTACGGCTGGCGGAAAGTTTCGCCACCAAGTAACACTCTCACGCCTACACGGTCAAGCAAAGTCGAAACTTCGTTGAAAGTAGGCTTCAGGTCTGGTGCGTCGTAGCGTGGCAGAATCACGTTGTTCGAGAGAGTCACCGAACGCTTTTCGATTAGCTCGCGTCCGCGTTGCTCAGAAGCTTTGCGAATTTCCATGTCTTTGTCCATAATGTCATCTCCTGGTTTGTCAATTTTGCGTGTTTCCACTTCTCCCGAAGCCACCGCGCTAATCAAAGCCGCACGCTTCTGGATTTTCTCCTCTTGAGCTTCAAGGTCGCGAAGCTCCACTTCAAGTGCAGTCAAATCCGCGTCGTCTTGCTCTAAAAGTGAGCGGATTTCTAGTTTTCTCGATTTGATTTGCTCGATCGTCATGTCGTACCTCCTAGAAATAAGTTTTCAAAAGCAACTTCCGTCGCAATTGGGCATCCTCCGATGCTTTGCGTTCCTTTTCGGCCTCCACCTCAAAGAAACTCCTTGCAGAAATAGAAGTGGTATCGTATGCGGGGGTTTCAACCGCCGCGACATCCCAAAGTTTTTTGATTCCCCTGATTTTGCGGGTGTGGGTTTGCTTGTCGTACCCGTCTTCCGCCACAGTAAAAGCAAAAGACATCTTGTCGATGTCTCCCCTTTTAATAAGTTCATATAAGTCCTTGCCTGCGGTCGTTTTGGCTAGATTCGCTTGGATAAATAACCCTTGGTCATCTGGCACGAGTCTCAAAGTCTTGCTTCTAGTCCTCGCCATGATCATGACGTGATCAGAGTGATTGTATTTAAACGGCACGTCTGTCAGATCAGCGTTGTCCAACGCTCCCCGCTCGATGACCTCCGAATATTGCACCCCGTCAATCTCATAAAGGACGGTGGGAGAGTCGAATTTCAGTGCGTACCCCTCCACAATCATCTGCTCATCCTCGATGTCAAGTGACCTGATCTCCATTGTTAGGCGTCGTTCCTTGTCCATTTGGCTCACCTCCTATAGTGGCTGTGTCTAGGCGTCTCACGGGTTGGTCTCCACCTTCCACGGGCGCCCAATTAAAGATTTCTCGCCATTCATTCGGTGTCATGGCTCCCCTGTCCACCATGGCTAAGAATTGAAGTTTGGTTTGGTTGCTTGCGTACTGTAATCTGTTGCCCTCGAAGATGATTTCGTTCCCGAAACCTTGTTCACGATTTGAGAAAAGTTGATTGGTGAAGGCTAAGCTCATCTGGATGGCTAAAGGCTCGATGACAGACTCATAAAAAGAGCCAAATTCCTCCTCCGAGAAATTTGACTTGACGATTTTTTCGTTTACTCCAAAGAATCGGTAGACTTTTGAGTCAATAAGCTCCATTTGCTTCGCGTCCACCATTTTCGGTTCGTTTTTGAGTTCCACATAGTCAGCCTTGTTGTCAATCGCCGCGATCCCGCCTTGATTGGTGACTGTTAGATAGTCCTCGACGAACTTATCCTTGGCCGCTTTCATATCTTCAGCCTTCAGGATGTTCGTGTATTTCAGTAAGCCCCTTAGAAACGCACTCTGCTTGACCGCGTTGATGATGCCCTCATTCGACGTCTGGATGAGTTCCAGCGTCGGAGTGATGGCCTTGTCGTTGGATGAGCCGAAAAGGTCATTGTCAAAGTAGAATCGCCTCAGATGGATGAGTTCCGTATAGGGTAGAACATACGTTTGACCCGAGTTAAATTGAAACTTGGCGATAATCTCGGGTTTGCCCGTCCTTGGCTCCAGGAACTCCACTTGTGAGTAGTCGATGGGATAAAAGGCCTTCGGGTTGCCCATCGGGTCGTAGTCGACGTACACGAAAGCGTTATTTTTGACCATGAGGAGGCTCACTAACTTGTAAAAAAAGTCATAAGCACTCATATAAGGGTTTGGAGACGTCTGCAAGAGCCTCACTGTCGTCGAGTTGACCGCCTGAATCTCCCCGTTCATCCTTCTGATGTGCTTGGGTCTCAGCTTGGCTGCGTGCCTCGCGATGGCATCCACGCAAGCCCTCACCACGTCGGAGTCGTAGGCGGAACCTGACCATGTGGAGAAGGTCGGCTGGTAGCCTTGGAGCATTTTGAGTTGGGTGAATGTGTTTTTTTGCGTTTGTTGCTTTTGGCCAAAGATGATTTGGTATAAGGACCTTTTCTCCAAGTCATCACCTCCTATATCAAAGCTTGATAGTCGCCCATTTTTTCAAACAGCACCACATAGGCGATAGTCAAAGAGACAGCCCCGTCGATTCTCTGCCTTTGGTTCTGTCCCTTGACTGGGCGGATATTGTCATTCTCGTCTCGTTTGACGGAGACGTTCGTAAGGTTCCATTTGAGTATCGGGTTGTTGTTGTAGTTTATCTTCTTGGCCATCAGGTCAGCTCCAAGCTCTTTCATCGGTTGGCTCATACTCTTGACCCCTTGCCTGACCTCCATCATGCTGAATCCCCGCGACTTCATTTCGTCCACCCAGTACGACGAGTTCCACGGGTCGTAACCGATGTAAAGAGGATGGATGTGGTAGTCGTTGAGCATCCTCAGGAACCAGTCCGTCACATCGCTATAGTTGACCTTGTTGCCTTGTGAAAGAGTCAGGAGACCCCTGTCACGCCATTTGTCGTAAGGGATTTTATCCTCGATGACCCTCTGCTCCAAGAGTTCGGAGGGAAGGAAATATTGCTGGATGACATATTTCTTCTCGTCGTTCGGCTTCATGACGATTAGACTGGCACACGTCAGATCTGTGGTCGCCGACAAGTCCACGCCCCCGATGGCGTAGGTGTTGCGTAGCTCCTCTATGTCAAAGGTCTCCTCGTTGTTGATGGCGTCGAAGGTTAACCATGTCCCTGCGACGGTGTCACGGACGTTGAAGTCCTTGGTCAGCACCGTGGGCAAAAAGTCAGGGTCATTCTTTGCCCTTTCCACATTGGCCGCAAGTTCCTCGTATGACTTAATCGTCCCGAGTCCCGGGTTGGCTTTCTCCCACATTCGAAAATCAGTCCACTCGGAGCGTTCATCGAGTTCGTAGATGAAACTCATAAACCGTTCATCCTCGATCGCACCGTCTAAGACTTTGCAGGCGTAGTCGTAAATGGAGTCAAAGATGCATTCGCGAACAAAGCCCGCCGTGGTGATCATGTCCAGTAAAGGTTGCTCCCTTGCTGACATGGCTTGCTTGACCACGTCGTAAAGGTTTCTATCCTTGATGGCATGTAGCTCGTCCATGATGCCGTTGTGGACATTTAGTCCGTCGAGGCTATTGGAGTCGCTCGCCAAGGGTTCAAACTTTGAAAAGGTCACTGGGAAGTAGATATCCGTCTTTCGCTTCTTGACGTGCTTGGAGAGTGCTGGCGACTGGCTGACCATGTTGACCGCTTCACTGAACACGATTCTGGCTTGGTCTTTTTTCGTGGCTATGGCATAGGCCTCGCTTCCACCCTCGCCGTCGCCAACCATCATGTAGAGACCCGTGGCGGCTTTTTCTGTCGATTTGCCATTCTTTCGGCCGACGAGAGTGAACACTTCCCTAGCCCGACGAAATCCAGTGTCCTTATGGACGAAACCGTAAACGGCTTGCATCTTGGCCTTTTGAAATAGTTCTAAGGTGACTCCCTTGCCAATCCACTTGCCTTTGGAGTGCTTGCAAAATCGCTCAATAAACTCAATGGGACGGTTGGCCTTGTCTATATCAAAAATCCACGGGTCACGTGGATGGTTGATTTCGTTTATGATCTTTTGGTATTGCTGTTTCAGCCTGCGACAGGCTTGAATCTCGCCTGATTCGATTTTCTGCCAGTATTCGATGATATGGTTCATTTGGCCCTTTTGACAAAGCCCATGAGTTCATCGGCTTCAACCTTGGCAGTCTCTTGAGGGAGCATGTCAAACAGCTGTCGGCAGATGGCTTGATAGTTTTTCACCGTTGCGTTGTAGATACGGGTCGCTGGTCGCTCGCGTTCATATTCGACATCCTTGGTCTGGGAGAACATTTCCATCGTGCCATTCTCGTTGATGTCCTTTTCCAGCTCCTCGAGATTGATACGCATGAAGGCCGCGCGTTGCATGAGTCCCTCGGCTGCTTTGAACTTATCTTTGGGGATGTCTTTCAAAAG